AGGCTACAAGAAAATTGTACCCGCAGGTATTATACCGCTTGTATCAGTACCCTGCTTTATAACCTTACTAGCAGATACTATACCCGCAGTATCACCAACCGTTTATACCTCTTTGACCCTGCTACCTGTATTGCAGCCACCGATATATATCGAACAGCCGCAGCAGACCATATTCCTGTCAGGGGCAAACAGCACGTCACCAACAGGGGCAATTACAAGCTACGCATGGTCAAAGATTAGTGGTCCAACGGGCGATACAATCATTGATATAAACGCCCCACAGACGGTTGTTAAGATAACACAGGCAGGAACTTATGTATACGCACTTACTATTACCAATTAATAAAAATGCTGGCAATTTCGTATATTTGTAACAAATGCAACGACAACAGAAAAACCTATGGATAGAGTCTGCATTCATTGTAGCAGTAGTTGCAGCATTGGTAAATTACATCATCTCACAGAACACAACCATCGTACACTTGAACGATCAGGTAGTACACTGTGGTGAACTTAGAACGGATGATATTAAGAGTATGCTTGAAAATTCAAATCGGGAACTAAATGAGAATTTAAGAAAAGAGAAATCGGTTAATTTGTCACGTATGGATTCACTCTCTAGGAGTACTGATTCCCTTACTAAGCATCTTAATCATATTATTAAACGTCACGGATATGAAATTAATTAGCGCAGGTCTAACACTAGCAAGTCTACTTTTAGTAACAATATTTGGCCCTCATAAGTCAACAAAGGTATCAGAATGTGATTCAGTACATACTGTCTTGCGACAGCGTAACCACAAGTTTTTGAAAGACTATAAGCATTTTACTGATTCCCTGATAACGATTGCTGAAATTCACAACATGGAACTTAAAGACCATGTGAAAAAACAGTTAAAAAATAAGAAATAAAGTTAAATATTTTCGTTTAATTGTATAGTATTGTGTAACTTTAGTATATGATTACAATGAAAACGACACCCGCAGGCATAGCTAAATTATGCGGTCTTGAAAAACTAGAACTTAAAGCATATCAGGATAGCGCAGGGGTTTGGACTATAGGCTACGGGTGTACGTATATGGACGGACGGCCAGTACGCAAGAATGACTTACTACATGACGAAACTGTTGCCCGTTATCTACTCATGCAGACATTACGCCACTACGAAAATGGTGTCGATAAAGCCGTCACCGCAGATATTACCAACCCACAATTTGATGCCTGTGTACTATTATGCTACAACATTGGCGTAGGAGATGCACACTCAGGCTTTACAGGTTCATCAGTAGTAAGACTTATCAATCAGGAAGCCAGCCTAGAAGATATTGAACCGCATTGGCTAGCATGGAATAAAGTTCATGTAAATGGTGTAGAAGAAATAAACAAAGGACTTGTATACCGAAGAGCATCCGAATGGGCATTATTTGCAGACGGTAACTACCATTATGTAAAACCTAAATCATGAAAAAAGCATTTTGGGAAATATTTTTACGCCTGACCAGTGAAAGTTCGGCATTCTTTAACTACTTAGGTGGTGCATTAGTAATCGTATCTGCCACAGGCGTAGGTTTGGGAGCAATGGCCAGTACAATCATCGTATGGAAAGGTCAGTCACTACAAAACCTGCTTATCATTGCAGGCGTGGTAGGAGCAACAATCTGCCGTCTGACAGTACGCAATAATGCTGTGCTTAATGCTCAGGTAGAGCAGAAAGTATCAAAATGAAGAAGCTACTCATACTGCTCATGCTCACAGCTTGCGGAGTATCACACGTAAACAAGTATTCGAACAGCAGAGATTCTACAGTACATGATAGCACCAAATCAATCAGAAACATAGCATCAGATAGCAGCAGGACGGCTGTACATGACTCCACAGAAAAGGTATCAACTCACATTCCAGAATACCTAAAAGGTACATCTTTAGGAATTTTTTATGATAGTCTAAATGTTCAGCAGTCACGCAACCACCTGCCTATCTATCTTCCTGGTGAAACTATCACAAGGTTTGTAAAGATTCATGATGCCAGTGCAGTCATTGTAAAGCATCTAACCAATACCGTATACGTACACATCAATACCACAACCCTTGTAACCAAAGTAATAACCAAAGTAAAAGATACCAATACAACCCTTTTAAAGAATCTGGGCTGGGGAGGGTTAGGGTTACTAATTCTGGGAGCCTTATTCATAGCATGGCTAAAACTAAAACCAAGTATTACAAAGATCGTATAGCTGACCTAAAGGCACAGGCTAAAAAGGCAAAGGTTGAACCCAAGTCCTATACCATAAAGGTAACGGTAAAAAGGGCCAATCTAAAGACCCTAGATACCTTTGTAAAGAAGCTAGAAAGTAATGCTGTAAAGAGTAAAGACCGATTTATAGAGGAAGTCATACCTGCCAAAATGCAGGAACAGCTATACTTTGCCAAGATCAAGCGTATAGATACCCTATATAGGCGCAACCTATCCTGGCGCAAACGTAAGACTGTCCTTATGACAACGGGTAAGAAAGAATCATACCACCCTGCCTGTGAAGTATGCCCTACCTGCGGGTTTATAAAGATTATCTTTAAATTCCATGTATGCAGGCAGTGTTATAATAAGATACTCCAAAAAACAAATGATGCTAAGAAAAAGGCAGGCATAAAGTATAAAGGTAGACCTGCCAAGCGTAGGGTAACGGGAGAACGGCAGCTATTCAAGCGCATCTGGGAAGAACGTAGTGAAGCTCATTATTGTGAAACGTGCGGTGTAGGTATCATGAATTTTAATATTGTCCACTTCCATCACATACTTCATAAGTCACTACGTCCTGACCTCAGACTTGATGCTGCTAACATCAAGATACTTTGTTTTGATTGTCACCATAAAGAACACAGTTGATTTTTTTGTCTAATTCTTGCTTATATAGTACATTGTATTTACTTAAAAAATACTCTCTAAGTTCAGGAGACTTCATAGTTAGGCTTATATCAGGATCAGAAGGATTTTCTAAATGATAAGCTATTTTTTTGCATCTTTCCAAAACATATTCTTGTAAGAATAATTTGTCTATAAGTTTAATTCCCTGTTCTTTACTCGTACGATTATCTATTATAAGAGTAAATATATCAATTATTTTTCCAGCTCTTTCTCTTTCCTCATAGATTCTTACTTTATTTTTTTGAACTTGTAAATCATATTTTAGTTCATTATAAGTCATATTACCTAAATGTTTAAATTCGAATAATTTCATAGTAGTTTTTCTTCTGCACGTTTAATTTTCATAAGTTCATTTCTATCATCCTTCCAGGACTGATCTTCTATTTTCTTCTGCTCCACAAGCAGATCATAGTTTTCTTCAATGTACTCCTTTATATTGCCATCAGGTACTTCATGGTTATAAAGATATAGCAGGTATTCGGCAGGTACATTACACATCGCAACGCCTGAGAATTTGCAACGGGGGACAGGGAACGGGGAGTTATCAGTAAGCATGGCTATACAGGGGTTTAAGTTTTTTAACCATACCAAATGCTATTTCCATATAATCAGATACACCCGTAGCTTCCTGTAAAGCATCCTGACTGCCATATTCAACAGTTGTAATAAGATAATCTTCAATAAGAGGGGCATTATCATCAGGCGGTATAATTAGGATTAATGTACCCTCATAGTTATCATCATTAATTGATATTATTCTATTTCCAGTCCAAGTTACATCATGATAGGTAGAAATGCTGCCTGTGATTACATACTTAAAAGTCAAGGCAAGAATATCTAAGTATGAAGGGGAAAATACATCAGGTATTTCTTCTAGTTGTATCATAAAATACTCATATAATAAATGTTTACGTTCTTCCCACTGTGAAATAATTTTTGGTATCATTTAGCTTTGTTTTTAAGGTCTGAATAGTTCTTTGCAAATACTTCTTTGTAGACCTCCTCACTATTCACCTTACCCGTTCTACTCTCATAGTTCTCTTTGTACTTGGAATGCCTGCTGATAGCATACTCAGTTCTCGACATATTGTATTCATCAAGCCACCCACAGATAACACCTATATCCAGCCTATTATACACTTTTCCATACTTGCCAGTAATACCCTCGATAAATGCCAGCCTGAAATCATCAGGCGTAAAGAAGAAATATTTAGTATCTAAGATTCTGGCAGCAGAATTAATCTGGGCATCACTCATTTTATTGTCAATATTCAACTGCTCATTGACTTCAAGTAAAGCAAGTACCAGAAACTTGTAGCCGTAATGTTGATCTTCCTTTTTATAGAATGCCAGTGACTTAGCATCAGGGTTGTCAACAATTACCATCACATTCTTAGGCAATGGCTCGTTCAATAATTGACTTGGCTCTATCAGTGATAGTTCCTGCTTCTTTGTTACCTGTACCTTGTTTTCCATCATTTTCTTTGTTATACCAGTTAATCATTGTTTTGAAAGCTGAAATATTCTTTGTACATAGGGGTTTCCAGTTCGACATGTTATCGATTACCTTAAGAAGAAGTTTCTTATTGCCAAGTTCACATAGCTTTACATATTGTGCTTCTGAGACTGGTTCACGCATCTTTAGCAGTGTTGGTGCATTTGCTTCAAGGTACGACTGAAAGCGTTGGTACTCGGTTTTAGGTCCGCTTTCAACTTGGCTAGGCAGGAGTATGCGTTTGATTGCTTCCAATCTTTGCAGTGGTAAGCTCTGGTTATCTCTTCCTGCTTCGTAGGCTTCTTTTACAGCAAGCTCAGCAAGTTCATACAGCGATTGCAGTTGTGTTTTGGTCATTTAGGTAGATGTTTAGTGTTTTAATTGCCAACCCTGTGATTATTGAAGTCTCCTGAACTGAAAAATTATCCAGTAGCCTTAGTGCTTTTTGTTTTCTTTTTATTGTCTCCTTTCGTGATCTTGATCTGGTAAGCCTAAAATCTATAATGCTGTTCGTAACAGCCTTTAGATTCTTGCCGTTATGTTTATCTGCCTTGCCCTCTTCGATTATTTCAACCATAATTAGAGGGTTCCTACGCCAGCTGTCCATCAGGTTTGCGATAACCTGGCATTCTAAACTTTCTGGCTTATGATTCATTAAAGGCAAATCGTACATCTAGTAAATTTTGAACTGTAACTGATTGTTGTTGATTCTGTCACGCGGTAACTTGTCAGTGTTAAGAACATCTAGCACCTTTTGCCGTAACCCTAAGTATGTATTGTCGGAGGCCAGATGTTCTCTAGGTTTAAAATCTTTACAGAGGTATGCCTGAAAGTAAAACTCTTTCTTTCGCTCCATTGCCTGAAAGTCTGGTTCAATGACAACTGTAAATATTTTGGGCTTAGGCTTTACTCCTGGTTTCATCTTATAGTGGTTTAACTAAGAACGATCTGTTACCTTTCTTAGGCTTTAAATAGGCATTATAAACCGCTGGCTGTTCATCTTTCAGCTTTGCCGTATCTAGTGATACCCCGTCTTTACTAGTCTTATAGGTAAACAGTGCTTTGTTTTCAAGTACATAACCACTGCTGTTGCCTAACCTGATCTTTAGTTCAGTCTTAATGGTATCAATGGCATCAGAAATCTGCTTCTCCTGCTCAGTAAGTTTAAGAATCTCAGAATGCTGTGCTACCACTTCAAAGTCTGCTTCCATATATTCACCGGAATCTGTAGGGTATCTCTTAACGACATCATCTGCATTGACTGGTTCTGGTGGTATGCCTGTAAGCACATGGTTATTCCAGAACGATACACACTCCTGTACAACCCATTCGCAGTAGTCTACATCTACAGCATAGGTCTTATGCTTAAGTTCAAGACCTCTTTCAAGAACACAGATTGTGAAGTGAGAATATCCTAAGATATAGGCGTAATAGCCTGCCTGTGTAAACCATGATTCAGGCGGGAAATCAAGGTCAATTTTATTCTGTGTCGTCTTAATCTCCAAGACCTGTAGTCTACCCTGATCGTCGATAAACTGCCTGTCAGGACTACCAAGAATATAGGAGTAAATAGGATGGTATGCCAGACAGTTTTCTTCTGTCGTAATAACCATGCTTTCAGGGTTTTCTTCAAAGAACCAATCAGCTACGACTGGTTCTAGTTTACGTCCTGCTTTCATGTAAACATTATCTTCGATAGGAGGAACCTGTCCTGTTTTTTCTAGCCATACCTGAAAGGGAGTGCTAAATTTGTTCAGTCCAATAATGCTACTTGCGTCACTCCCTCCAATACCCAATGCTCTGGCAGACAGCCAAGTTTCTCTATTCATACTCTGTTCCCTCCTATAGCTGTTGCAGCCCTTGCTTTACGCTGTGCGAATGTTTCTGCTGGTTTCGCTGCTGGTGCTACGTTCTTTGCTGCTACTGGCTTAACGGGTACTTCCTCGTCACCTGCGTAAAAATCATCAGGGGTTAGGAATGCTGAGGCTACCTGTTGTGGCTTGTTAAGCATTTCACCATGGGCTGTAACAGCACCTTTAAAGCCTGCATCTGTCTTTAGCGAGGCATATTTACGCCATATATCAGCTAGGTCAATGGTATTGGTAGTAGCGTATATTTCGTCGCTTATAAGGTCAGTAAACTGCATGCTAGGAATAACCATTGGCTTACGTTCAGCGCCTATCTCTGGGCTGAAAGAATCAGCATCCTCCAAATCTTTTGTAGGAATCATAAATACCTGCATTAGTAAGTACTTTAAAGCAGATGACATTGCTTTTGTTGAACCTTTGTCTGCTGTGTCTATTGCTTCTCCTTCAATAACTGCTTCCAGAAATGTACCGTCTAGGGCGTAAAACGTGTACTTAATCTGCTGTGTTACCCTGAACTGTGAAGAACCGTTTTTTGACTGGCAGGGAGTTACAGTAGAGCTGATAAAGGTTGGTATAGCTATAAGTCCATGTTTACCCATTAACGGGTGCAATTCGTTCATAAACTGATCAATACCCCTGAACTTAAAGCCTTGTGCTTTATTTTCCTGATTTTTTTCAATAGCCCCAACTTCCTTCATAATTGCATTCAGGGTCTGGTAAATGTTCTTTGTAGTTTCCATTTGTTTAGTTTGTTTAAGATTGTTGGTATTTTAATTCTGTTAAAACTATTATTTTGCGAGGGTCATTTTCAGGGTCTAATACCTGTACAGATACTACATAGGTGCAAGTTTCACCCATATTAAATCCTGGTACATTGTATATCAAGTTTGCTATGTATAATCTATTTGGCCTGGTTTCCTTATCTCCGCCATGAAAGCGTACTGCTGATAGCGTAGGCGTTTCAGAGGGTATCAGGAATAATCTTCCTTTATACACTCCTCCTGGGTCTATTCCTACATTGTAATACTGTGCAAAAGCTGGCTTTACAAGCTCCGTAGCTACTGCATTTAAGAGCAGTATCTTTGGGTCTCTACCTAACCGGGCTACAGGTTTTACTTTTCGCAATCCCTCAAAACTTATCTTAAGGGCTTTGTCTTGTTTGCTCATTCGTGGCTGCATATTATCGTTTAGTTTGTTTATCAAATGTATATTTAAGTGAGTTACATATTACTATTTGTATGTAAAAAATATGTTACTTATCAAATTTAGATAATATGGGCAATTTCACGTTCTTATAGTCATACTCCTGCAAAAACTCATTCTCACGTTGCTTCTTTAACTGATAGGCATCCCTGTCAGCCTTAGCATCTGCGCTATTTGTATGCGGAGTATGATATGCTGTATGTGATACTTTTAACGGCCCCTCATAACGGGAATAGTGCGGTTTGTTCTGGTGGTTTTTTGACATTTCCAATTTTTTTAAAGTAATAGTTAATTGTGCTTATACCTGAGTTTAAATCTCTTATTTCAACAACCATCCAGCCCTTTGCCTGTAGTTTTCGCATAAATTCTACCTGCACCTGAGATAGTTTATTCTTTTCAACCTTTAATTCTAAGGCAAGACCAACCCATTCACCAACTGGTTCTGCAAAAATTAAATCTGGTATGCCTGCTGTAAGCCCCATTGCTTTTGCGATTGCTGCGTTCTTTGGGGTGCGTTTGCCTTCTGATTGTACTGTCAAAAGGAAAACATTCGGATATTGTAATCTAACGAATGATACTAATGCCTTCTGTAATTCCCATTCCTTCACTTTGTACTCTTATATCGTGTATGTAAATATACACAATATAAGAATATGTAACAACTATTAAAGGTGGTAAATATAAGCTACATCTGGTTCACGATAAGAAGTTCTACTGATAATACCTCTTAACTTCCTGCCATATTTTCTATCACTGGCATAATTATGTGATACGTATTTTAGGTAACAGTTATAAGAACTGCAATGTCCTTTACGCAGCTGCCAATCTTTATAAAAGTCTATACATTCCTTCCAGGAAGCAAAAACCTTGTACTTACCATCTTTTCCCTTCATTCCTAAGCAGTTGTTACGGGTACGATAACAATAGCTTGTAAAATTAGCTGATTCATGTACAGCCTGTGATGTGCATATTTCAGGATAGCATATTCCTATAGATTTAGCGTAATTATATACGCTGTCAGATAATGGATTTAATGCTATGCTTAATAAAAGCAAACTCTTCATAATTTTGGTTTAGGTGGACAATTAGCCTTCAGATCGTCTGAAAGCATGTGAATTATATCTGTTATCCTGTCAAGCTCTAATTCGTTAAAATTAAAACGGTCTTGCTTTGGGTCAGATTTGTTGATGAAAGAACTTTGAGCCATTTTCATAATCTTTGAGAACGGAGTTTTCTTTAAATCCCATTTTTTTAGCAGGGCAAATATTGCCGTCTGCCTAGGATGTTCTTTGTTAAATTGGTTAATTTTATCCAATGCTTTTTTATCTATCATAGCTGCAAATTTAATCATTTTATATTAGTGGGTAACAAATTATAAGCCACAACGTAACGCCAATAGCTATTATAGCGAGATATGCGTAACCTTCATACTTCAAATCTTCCTTTGTGGTCTTACTAATTACGGGTAAATACCGCTTGTAACTTGATGGAGTTCTCATGGTTAATTAGTTAAAGGCCAAAAAAAGCTACGTAAATACTGAAAAACAATAGTCCTATCAATACTAAGTGAAATACAGGTGACACGTATTTTTCAAAAAATATGCTTAAGGCTGAACGTTTATTACTCTCATAAATAAGTTCGTTATATGCCTTATCTATTTCTTCCATTGATTTGTGTACTCTCATATTGCGTAGGTTAGGTTGTTAAGGTCAACTGTAATGTTTTCGGGGTCTAGTATGTATAATAGGTCAAATACGGCTGTAAGGCCAATGAATGAATCTCTCCCCTTTTCTGATAAACGAATGCCGAAATCTTCAAAAGTTGCTTCAATATTATATAATTCTGTGCTTGAATATCCAGCAGCATCTATAAATTTAATTTTTGGTAAATCATGCTGCAGCAAATCTGTAAGATGTTCAGCTTTTGTAATTTGCATTACTGCGCAGCCACAATTACGCGTAACTCCCATGTGTCTTAATGTATCATTGAAGTAGCTACTTATTAATCTGGTCACTGCTTTTTCTTGTCTGCTATTCATAATGTTATTCCCGTTAAATAGTTAATTCTTGCAGTAATCTGTCTTAATACCATACTCATAAAGTAATAATCATTAGTAGAATTATACGTAATAATTTCGCCTAGTTTCTTTGTTAATTCACTGTCGATAGGCATCTGCTTATAAATTTCATGCAGCCGTTCACGTTCAATATAACTAGGAGTTGACCTGTAAGCTATTAGCCAATCATCACTGCCCGGACTTTTGTCAACAGGCGCAATGCCTAATTCTGATAAATCATTTTCTGTTTTCATGTTTGTTTGTTTTTAGGTTAATTGTTTTTTGTTGTTTAGTCTTGTAAATATATTAGTAATGAATAACTATTCTATTATATATTTGAATGTATTTTTAAGTATATCAGTAACATTTGTGTTACTAGTATTTCTGGTCTGGGTTAAGTTTAAAATACTCCATACAATCAATTAATTCTTTAATATGAATCTCTCTAACATTAATACCGTAATTAGGAAAATCAATAGCATATCCCGTTTCAAAAAATGCTGCTCTAATTTCTGATTCTGTAAATGTTCGTTCTGATAAACAAAAACCATGTGAATCGTACATTAATATTTGATTATCGATACAAATAAAACCCTCCTGTATATCTGTTACTGTAAATAAAAATTCGGGGTCTGAACAAACTATTTTCTTTATTTTGTCACCAATCTTTAATATTGCACCGTTTTTGTCCTTTGGTAAATTTTCCTGGTCTGTCATTGTTATAGTTTTAAAAAATGTTTTGCCGGAAATAATCCTATATTATTTGATTCAATAATTATACTGTTATGTTCTAACTTACTAATACGAATTACTCTGTGTACGGTTGTATCTACTAATTTGTTTCCATCAAATAAACCTACGTGGTCTCCGGGCTTAATCGGGTTGTTAAAGGCGTCTAATGCTGTCATAGTGTTTCTGTTAAAAGTTCTATTAGTTTCTTTGAAGCTGCTATGTACCAATATTTCTTTTTAGCAGCACCAGCAGCAGTAGAAGTAGCATAATAAGCAGCATAATCAGCTACAACAGTAGTCACAGCAACAGCAGCAGAATAATAAGCAGCATAATAGGAAGCAGCAGAATAAGTAGAAGCAGCTTTTCTTAATTCTTTCCACCTTTCAACTATTACGGGCGTTGTAATATCTTCTAAATAGGCATCTGCAATGTCCTGAACTACTTTCTTGTTCTTAGCAAACTGTAGCATTCCGTATTCGGCATCTGTGAATAGCCATATTGCAAAGTAGTTCCACACTTTTGCTAAGTCTGCACCTACGTTTATGGCAGATAAAAACTGTAAAGGGAACTCTTTAGCCAGTTTGTTTGGCAACCCCTCAAATATTTCATCTTCAAGCCTTGCCAGAACTTGCGGTATGCCTAGTTCCGTTTCGTATGATAAATGATTCCATGAATGTACTGTACAGCCTACTGCACACCCTTTGCCTTTTTCCCAGTATGTGCCTTTGATAATTTCATCAGCTTCGTAATGATCTTTTAGACGGTTGATGTACTTCACTTTAGTTAACGGGTTATTATGGAATGCTTTCATAGTGTTTAGTTTTAGGGTTGTTAGTTAGTTTCGTTGATTAATTAGTTTTACGTGCATTCTTTATGCCGATATGGTAGTAATCGTAACAGTGAGTAAACATTTTTGAGTGATCAAACATTATTTGTGATGCTTCAAGTTGAACCTCTTTCTTAAGTACTCCCTGCTTCTTTTTTGCTTCTATGACATAAACAGGTTTTAACCGTAATTTTTGAATATCATACGTAGCAAGTTCCGTTTCAAAATGTGAAACATTATTAATCTCATATGGCTTTACATCTTTGCCCCAAACATTTGTTATTTCAGTCTCCATGATATTAAAGTTAGTATATTTTTAGTTTAGTTTTCTACAGTAATATATTACTATTATAGTATCAAAAGTTATGCCAATTATAACGAACCAGAATGATTAAACGAATTAATTATAACCTGTTCGTTTATGTATGCCATCCATACGTTAAAATCGTATATCCTATTGATAGGGTACTTTGTTGATTGCGTAGACCTACTACCTTTGTACTTATTTAACTTTGTACTTTTGGCCTGGTTGTTTAATATTTCTATATTTTTCATGTTCTTAGTTTTTTAAATATTTAATGTATGATTTGGCTGCCAATTCTAATTCTTTAATTTGTTCCATTAATTTTTCTGATCTGATTCTTTCATCTGAAAGTTGACCTGAGTTATACAACAATTCTAATTGATGAGTAACTGCTTCTATTGAATTTCGTACAACTTGAATTTTAGATGGTTTGGGATTTTTCGTATAATCCGTAAATTTAATATCCATGATCTTAGAGTTTATATTTTGATTGTGCAATAATCATAGCTGATGCGAACATTAGCATATTTCCGTTACATAAAGTTTGTAAGGCTCTTTTACTCGCAGTTTTAGCCGTTTCGCTGTTGCATTTTAAATGCCTATCAGCTATTATTATTGCCGATCTGAGTAGAATTTCATTCTGTAGCTTTGTCATAATATTTGGTTTTTACCCTAGAATGCCCTTTCGGGCCGTAATAGGTAAGTTTAAAAGGTTTATACATCTCTAAACATATAACCGTCTACAAAAGTATGATCATACATATAATCTCTTGTTACTCTTTCGTAATCGATATAACTAGTTAAATGAAAGGGAATTTCATTAGTTTCATCAAATAAATATTCACAAAATTTACGTTCGCTATCCCATTTGCCCTGATATGCTTCATCAAAATTTTTGATTGCATATTCTAAATCATTACCCAAACTCATATACGATTCAAAAGCAGCTGCATCAATATTGTTATCATTTATAAAATCTAAGTATTGGTATATTTCATCTATGTTTCCTGATTCGCTATATAATGATTCCGGAAAACCCTCATAGTCCTGAAACATATACTCAGGGTCTATTTCATCATTATGAAGTTCTTTACATGCTTCATAAAATTCTTTTGAATCAGCATAGTCAGTAAGTTTTAACCAAGCCCCATATATTGAACCGTCATTATATTTTGCGTACGTTCCTACGTAGATTGAGGGTACTGTTTCAGTGTTTGTCATGTTCTTAGTTTTTAGTATTGTTTGAGATTTTTTGATTCGGCTTAATAGCCTTAAATAGAGTTAGTCCAATGTTTAGCAACGAATAGAATAACATCAACAATAAATATAATACTTGCTATTGCTGATAATCCTATTAGTAATGTACGAATAAAGTTTAATGTTTTCATGGTTATAGATTTTAGAGTTTATAAGTTAAAATGTAATTAATGGAAGTTCTAATCTAGGTACTGCAAAGGTTTCTTTTAAGCTATTATAACAGGTAAGAAGCATACCATCAAAATAATCATTATCAGTACCTGTAAACTGATCGAATGATTCATAAGAACAAGCCCCTAAATATTCAGTATCTGATTCAATCCCATCAAATTCAAGTTTAACACTTGCACAAAACCAAGCTTCATCATTCCCGTTTTCATATTTCTCGGTTATACTATCGATATATTTCTGCTCTTCAAAGAAATCAGATATTTTAATATCTTCAGGTAGTGCATTAAATACTATTTCAATACCTGCATCACTTAGTTTTTGGCCTAATTTTGAAAGTTTCATGTTATTAGTTTTTAGAGTTAAATGTTTAAATGTTTGTAGTAATATATTACTTATATAGTAGCAAAAGTTGTGCCAAACTATTAATTTAGGCTGAAACTGATTGTGAATCTATGTAATTAGATAATTTAGGAATTATAGATTCAATTTCACTAAATAGTATATAATGACAGCCTATTATTACATATTCATTTGTAACTTGTCTAACTTCATAAAGATTCATAAGTTTAACATCAATATTTTTTATACCTGAAATATCCCTTATTGAAATAAGTGTATGGTAAAAATTCAAAGCTATTTTTGCAGGTATTTTAACGTTCTGGCTTGTTTCAACGTTACCTGTATTAATATTAAGCCTTAAAAAATCTTTCCTATCAGTATTACCGCGTGCAAAAGCATATCTACCTATATAGTTGGTATCAAAATTATGCCATTTAATTATATTTTCTTCATACTCAGCTTCGTACTTAATTCTATCGGCTTTTTCCCTATCAGATTTTTCCTTTGCCCAAACTTTTGCCTGTTTTCGGCCCTCTAACATTTTTACCTTTATATGCGCAGGAGCTTGTTTAAGGCTTAATAATTCACTTAGTTCAACAGGCACAACCAAGCCTAAAAAAGAGAAATATTTTTCCGCCCGTTCCTTAATACTATCAAGTTGGTTAATATAAATTTCAGGCTTTTTTGCGAAAGCTAGTTTTTCAAGTTGGTTATTTGCTTCCGACGTATAAGCCCGGATATTATCAGCAACGCTGTTTAATACCCTAGGGACAAATACAAAATTTTTACCGCGTAATGAAGCATAAGCATGATTAATTTGTTTTGATGTACTACCTGAATAACATTGTTCTGTAAATAAAAGAACTTCATTGCCCGTTTCAGCATGGATTGCGAACTGCGCAATCGCGAAGTGATTACCATAACTGTAAAGGGTTGAACGGTTTTCGTAATTTGTTGAAAAAAATATGTTACCACAAATAGCGCTTTCGTATTGCTTATTGGCAAAAGAGTGACAGACGGCTGAATTGTTTCTTAAACGTTTCATGTTTTTAATATTAAAGTGTTAAATGTTTGTAGTAATATATTACTTATATAGTAGCAAATATAGTGCCAATTAATCGAATATATAATGTTTTCTTATGCATTTATCGGTTATACATTCGTTATCTATATTGTAATAATAGCATAATCCCTGAATAATATAAGCCGTATAATCGTTTCAAATTTCAATGCTTATAATCGTTTCGTTCTCATCTAGATAAATCATAATAGGTTTGGTTTATACTGCCAAAAGCCCTATCTAAAGGGCAATTTTGGGAGGGGCTTGATAGCCTAAATTATTTCTATTTTATGTATTTCAGTATCAAACATGTAAGTTTGGCAATCATTTTGATTCGGAAACCATACTTCTAAAAAATACCTGTTGTTAATATGTTCTACTGATTTTATATAACCAATTAGGCCGTATAAGCCTAAATGCGCTATAAATACTTTTTGAGTTGCTTTGAATGTTTTAGCTTTTATAGTTTTCATGGTTGTAAGGTTTTAAAGGTTGAAATTTTGGGAGGGGCTTGATAGCTTAAATATTCTTTGGGTCAATACCAACAAGTTCGTACATTTCTTTAAGCC